AGCATCACGCCAGTGGTAGCGCCATCGTTAAAAACTACCGGCTCACCATCCTCGTCAAACGCCCCACCGTCAAAGCTGTCCACGTCAGCGCAATCGACCAGGCAATCCCATGCAGCGCACAGCCCGTCAATGTAACCACGCTTCGACGCACCATCCTCAAACCACATGTGCGACCATACCAAGTTGTCATCGTTATCAAAGATTTCTACCGCTGTCATTCCTGCGCTGCTTTCGCCGATCAGTTGAGCTTTCATGGTGTTACCTCCTGTCTTTTTGGTTGGTCAATCTCTATGATTCAACTATACCAGCGTAGCGCTACGTTGTCAATGGTTTATTTTGTTGCCACAATCAAAATTAAATGATATGCGTTTAATAGTTGTCCTCCTCGCCGACGGCCACCAATAAAGCGGAGCCGGGGCGCTAGCCTCTCCAAATGGAGTCAAGGCAGCATCATAGCAGCAACACCAGATGCCGGGCGATAAAATGGATTATTACCACTATATCAAAAGCAAAGACTGGTGGTTTAAAAAACAAGAGTTCAGGGCTGGGTGCTCTGATCCTAAATGTTTTATTTGTTGGGATCGTAAATCCTCACTTGATGTCCATCACAAATCATACAAAAACCTTGGCAATGAACGCATGGAAGACTTGATCTTCCTTTGTGAAAAATGTCATGGAGACTTGCACGGGCGCTTATCCATATATAGGAAGGAAATGCGCCAGACCATGCTTTGGAACGTGGCTGATGTTATGATGAGAGAGTACGCTAAACGATTTTACGCAAACAAAGAAAAGAAAGAATTAGAACGAAAATTCGGTGTAAAAACCATAGTGAGAAAATGCAAGATGCCGGGCGCTGGTTTGTAACCATTTCGAGCGCCGATATGCTCTGCGATACCAGGGCGAACGGATAAACGACTGACGCGAGGATAGGCTCTCGCTGATCGATATTTCCGGCATTGAGCTAGTAAGCGGTAAAGGGTGCCACAATAGGACCCAAAATAACCGCTAACACAAACCCGAAAAGGTGGGAAACCGCCTACAATCGGAGCATTAGCGACCCCCTGCACTCATAGCAGGGCCTATCCGGAAGGCATCCCATGCCAGATGATAAACCCAAAAGAGGCCGGCCAAGAAAAGGCGAGGAAAGGCCAAAAAAAGAACCCAGATTAACTCCCCATCCGAAAGCCGCGAAAAACACCGCCATTACAACGGTGGTCCAACAACTCAGACGCAATCCCAACCTCTCATATTCCGATTTAGGCAAACTGAATGGGACCACGCACGTAGCCATGATCAAGCTGCTGCAGCGGCACGGGATAACCAAGGAGCAGGTTGAGGATTACAAGGCGAGCAGAGCAGACCTGTTTGCAGGGATGCAGGACAAGATCGTTGCATCCATAACCAACGAGGATTTGCAAAAAGCCTCCCTGCGCGACAAGGTCATTGCCGCCGCCACCCTTTACGACAAGGAGCGCCTGGAGCGCGGCCTGAACACATCCACCACACTGATGATATACGCCTCTGCGGTTGAGTTGGCGGATAAGCGTCCACAAGATATAGTGGTTGAGGCCGAAGTGGTGGCGGAAAACGGGCCGAAAGATGAATAATACGATTATCTCTATGTTTGCGGAGCCGCAGCCATCAACGCATTGTAGCCAAGTTGGTACATTGTGGACAACTTTACATAATGGATCTTCCGGGACATATAGTAAGTCGAATGTGTGCAAGTGGTTACTTACACGATGACTTGCTCAGATGGCACAATGGCATGGCACAAGTAGGGATGGCATGGCACAAGTAGGGGGGGGGTCCCCCCGGTTGGCATTGACGGGGAAAACATTTGTAGCTATATCCCCTCCCCGGATGTATATAAAACAAAAGGGTTCACCGGAAAGTTTTCAACATGAAGGGAGTAAGATTCACCTTTGTCCCTGGCGAATGTCTGCCGCAGTTATTGGAACTCCGCAACGAATACCGGGCTGCAAACCGCGGGGAATTGCCTGTGGTTATTGTTTCCCCTGCGGATTATGAGCGATTGTGTTCAGAGTACCCTGTGCGGAACTATGGGGGTATCGTGCACGGGATGCGGATGTGTGTAGAGGTGGACACATGGCCTAAAGAGATTAAGGGTGAATGGGTTGAACCCCAGTTGGAACATATCCCTATCCCAAACGCCTTCCACAGAAAGAAAGCCGGTCGTCCGGCGAAAGCCCGTAAGTGAGTAACGACCTCCACGTAAACAGGTTAGCTAAAAGTATCCAGCATTGGCGCAGGAATCCGCTGGACTGGGTACTTGACAACTTTCCTGGCGGCGAACCGACGACGCAGCAGCGTAATGCCTGGGTTGAATTGGGCAAACTAGTAACGGCCAAGATGAAAGTACGGGACGGGCTGAAACTCACCGAAGAAGACGAGAAGTATAGCAAGAAAATCGGCATATCGATCATGTCGGGGCAGGGGTCGGGCAAGGATTGGTGGACGGCTCGGACTATTCTATGGTTTTTGGCCAACTTCACCGATGCTTTGATTCCTTGTACGGCCAATAGCGCGAAGCAGCTTAGAAACGTACTTTGGGCGGAAATATCGCGGCACATGGACCAGGGCAGAAAGGCTAACCCAGCCGATCCGGCCTCACAGTCGTTTTTGCGCGAGATGTTTACTTGGCAGTCGGAGCGGGTGTTTTTTAAACCGAAGAAGGGTGAATCATGGTTTGCCGAGGGAGTGACGGTCAACAAGAACGCTTCTACGGACGAACAATCGTCTACCTTGGCGGGGCGGCATTCCAAACACATGATGATTGTTGCCGACGAGGCTGCGGGTATTCCTAACGCTGTCTTTTCTCCTCTTGAAGGCACCATGACGGACCCGGTAAACTTCATGGTGATGATCTTCAACCCAATCAGAACGCAGGGCTTTGCGATTGATAGCCAGTATAAGGACCGCGAGAAGTGGATAGCTTTGCGGTGGAACTGCGAGGAGAGCGAACGTGTTTCAAAAGAACATGTCGAATACATGCGGGATAAGTACGGGGTGGACTCAACTGCTTACCGTGTGCGTGTGCTTGGCCTTCCTCCACTGTCTGATTCTGATACCCTTATTCCTATGGATTGGATTCAAGACGCTCTGGAAAGGCATCTTGATCCTGACCCGTTGGCTGGTTTCCGGCAGGGGGTCGACGTTGGGGCCGGCGGTGACAAGTCCGTTTCGATCATCCGCAACGGAGGGAAAGTGTACCCACCCGAGCGAAACTCATCACCGGATACGGGAACGATTGCGCGTTGGACGGTAGGTATTCGGGACAAGTACCAAGTTGGGGCGACCTTTGTTGACAACATTGGCGTAGGTTGGGGCGTATATTGCTATATCCGTAATGACTTGGGGCGGACATCAGGGGTGTATGCGGCTGACTCCAGGGGTAAGGCAAATAGCCCTGACCGGTTCCACAACAAGCGGGCGGAAATGTACTGGCGGATGCGGGAGGCTTTTGAGCGGGGGGAAGTAGATCTTTGCGACGATGAGGAGTTGGTCAACCAACTGGCGTGTATCAAGTACGATAACGAAGGCAAGATCCAGATCTGGAAAAAATCAAAGCTGAAAACGCTGATGGACGGGGATTCTCCTGACGAGTGCGATGCCCTCGCTGATACGTATTTTTTCCCCGAAACCTCTTTTCGCAAGACGCAGGAGATGGTAGACGCTTACGAATCGGAGACGAAAGAAACTGCTGTTGGCTGGATGGGGGTGTAAATGAAAATACCAAAGTGGATACCACCTCGAGAACAAATAACCACGCTTGGCAGAAATACGTGGAGCGTGCCGAGACTATTTGAACTGGCGCGGAATCTTCCTGTTATGGAAATCCCGCTTGCTCATTTGAATGTTTATTATGCCTACGAGAAATTGACCATGCGAGAAATGGTCATGCACATGGTGGCGGTAAATGACGCAGATCTGGATAAACCGATAATCCTGGATGAAGACGGGGAACTGATGGATGGCCGGCACAGGATAATGAAAGCTATGATACTTGGTAAACCCACGATCAAGGCTGTGAGATTTGAGGAAAATCCACAACCATGCAGATCCGGAGAGTAAAAAAGCTACACACTTTTATGTTGACAATTTACACGTTCTAACATATAAAGAAATAGCAATAAAAGCCTAGCGCAACGGGCGCCGGGTTTCAAGACCGATAGCCATAATGGGGAGCATCGGCGGAATGTTTTTTTATACCACCAAGGAACAAAAGCATTCTCACGTTGCCTTTCTGGACAAAGCCACCGGTATGGGGCAGACTTCAGAAGAAAAGGGCCATTCTCACCGTATTTCCTACCAGCAGAGCCAAGCCGAAGTCATAGATCCCGCCACAGGTCAAGTTGCCCAGCCCGCCATGCCTGGCGGTTTGCTGTTTGAGCCCGCGCAAGATGGGCACACCCACCGTATCGCCTCCGAAATAGTTTCCAAAGAAGACAAAAAAACCGGGAAGAAAGACGCCCTGGTCAAAGAATGCCGCGCCCTGTTCAAGTATGCCAAGGAACTTGAAGACGATTTCCGCACGAGGGGCGAAGAATCGGAAGATTTTTACTTTGGGGAGCAGTGGAAAAAAGACGCCAAAGAGAAATTGGAGTCTGAAGACCGCGCCGCCCTCACTTTTAACGAAATTGAGGCAAAAATCGACCTCCTTTCCGGTTATCAGCGTCAGAACAGGTTCGATATCAAGTTTTTCCCAGTAGAAGAGGGTGATGCCCGAGTATCTGACATTCTGACCATCGTTTCCAAGAACATTGACGAGCAGTGCAACGCCGATTACGAGGAAACAAAGGTATTTGAAGATGAAATGATCATCGGCAGGGGGATGTTCCACACCTATATCGACTATGACGACGATATCAGGGGCTCAATCAAGGTCGAACGGTTCCCGTGGATCGATTCTTGGCTAGGCCCTCACGAAAAAGAAGACCTTTCTGATTGTGAGCACGTCCACAAAGGCCGTTGGTTTTCCAAAGCGAAGGCTAAACAGCTTTACCCTGATAAGGCGGACGAGTTGCAGGGCTGGTTTGACTTGTTCGATACCCCTAAGAACA